GTTTCCCAGTCACGATCGGGGTGTACACATTCCTTGATGGTAAGGCTAGGGATAAGGTGGTTACTATCTTTGTTCTGTGGATGCCTGATGAGAATTTGCAGCCATCGTTGTTGTTTGGATTTAAGGATAAAGAGCTTGCCGATGGAACAAGATTGGATATTGAAAAGCCCAAGGCTGCGACTACATATAGTGACTATCAGGCGGAAAATCCAGGTTCTGATCCTTTGTCCGCTGAATAATTTATGTAATTTTACATAAACATTTCTCGCCGCATCATTTAATTAATTTTCTTATTTACATCTTATACTGTATTAATTACACCTTAATTAGGTGTTATTGGAGTGACACCTAAATTCTCCTTGTAATGGCTCTAGTCTAAATAAGCATCATGACGTTACAATAAAGACTAGGGTCATTCTTTTTTTGGCGGTTAAATGTCGGATATAGATAAAGCACTACCTGCTCCTGAGCATTTATTTTCTCAGTTAAATGACGATGGATTAATTGAAATCATAGATGAATTGACTGGGCAAGTGGTGGCAATTCAATCATCGACTGATGATTTGCTTAAGGGGAAGAGGGAGAGATTGATTGAATATACTCTTGAAGATGGCACCAAGGTGTTGATTGAGAAGGGTTTATCCCTAGATCGATTGACTCATAGAAGTTATGCATATTCTAAAATTCTAGCAGATATTATTTGTCAAGAAATTACAGAGGGGAAGTCTTTAACAAAGCTTTGCAAAGAGGATAAGTATCCAAGCTATGCGACGGTGTGTAGGTGGCGAAGAGAGAATGATGAATTTAACAGATCATTAAATCAAGCCTATGCTCATAGGGCTGATTATTATCACGACAAAGTATTAGAGGAAGCTCAGGAGACAATAACTAAAGATGATGCGCCAGCTCAAAAGGTAAAAGTGGATGCTTATAAATGGTCTGCTGAGAAGGGCAATCCAGAGCGCTATGGCAATAGAATGAAGGTGACAGGAGATGCGGCACCTATTCATTTGATAGTTGACACGGGTATTGACAGAAGTCCTGAGGCCTTGAAGGATGTGACTCCAGAGGATAGTATGAAAGAATTACAGGGGGAGTCTGATGGGGAAATGGAACCCGAAGCCGACAAAGAGAAAGCCGAAGCCACGCCCGAGGAGAAAGTGAAATAGATGTCAGCAAGACAAGAGCATTTCCTTAGATTCTTAACTCCCATACCGACGCTTACAACGGCCAATACTCCAGAGCGTTTGACTACGACAGTCACTAGAGTGAGGTCGGCTATTATTTTTTATCCAAGGGGTCAGACGGGAAGGATGTTTATATCTGATACTGAGGCGAATGCTACTACTTTGAATAGATTTGAATTCAATAAGCGTGGTGATTTCTTAGAGATTACTCCAGACAATTTTGCAAATCTTGATGGGGTAATAGATTTACGTGAAGTTTGGATGAATGGATTAAATGCTGGAAGACAATTGATTGTTGCTTATATAGAACATCAGGAGCATCTTGAATGATTAAACCATCACCTGTAGTTCCAGGAACAGAAGATGAAGATGGATCTCTTATAGTTAGGACTGATGAGGTTAAGGCTGTAAGAACAGATCAATCAGATCCAAATACTTTTTTTGAAGGTAGGGCTGTTGCTTTAGACGCTGATCCTGCTGCTGCGGTTTGGCAGATATCAAGAACCGTTACATTTGGGAATCAGACTGTTAAAGAATGGGCAGATGACGAATCTACTTATGATAAGATTTGGAATAATAGAGCAAGTCTTTTTGGAGCAGTTCCTTTTCAAAATTCATTCAGTATTCAGTTTGATGGAGCGAATGATTTTATAGATGTAGATGATAATGCTGCGATTGATTTTGACTTTAGAAGTGAAGCTGCTAGCTGGAACTTTTGGATGAAGAGCGGTGATACTACGGGAAGTGTTACATACCTTGAAAAACAGGATTCAAATATTGGATGGAGAGTTTATCTTGCGACTAATAGATTAACTTTAGAGCTTCGCGGTGGAGGAACTGGAGATAGGATCAGAGTTAGGACCGATTCGAGTGTCACTTACAGAGATGGCCTCTGGCATATGATAACAATTACTTATGATGGCTCTGGAGATGCGTCTGGAGTTACGATGTATGTTGATGGTGTATCTCAAACTTTAGATGTTCAGAATGATACACTAACTTCAGATACATCTAATGTTGCCAATGCTGCGATAATGTCTAGAAGTGGTGGTGCTCAGAACGCGGGGCCAGGTAACGTGGATGAAGTTAGTATATGGGACGTTGAATTAAGTGCTTCAGAAGTAACTACTGTCTATAATTCTGGAGTTCCAATTGATCTTCAGGGTCAGGGTTCAAGTCCAATCACTACAAGTTTAAATTACTGGGCAAGGATGGGAGATGGCGCAAATGATTCTTTTCCTAACATTGAAGATGTAGAAAATAACATTAATGGTGTCATGACAAATATGACTGCTGGAGATATTGAATCAGAGGTTCCTGGATGAGTTATTTTATAGATGATGAAGTTTATATTATAGTACCTAAGGCTGATGTTACAGCAGAGATGCTTAACCATATGAAGAAATATTTCTATTCCCCTTCTATTGGTACGCTGAGGGAGAGCTCTGATGGCCGAGTTATTCTTAAAATTAGAACTGAAGACATAGAATTAATTCCAAGTGATTTATCGGGGTATCCTTGGCTTAATTATGTAGACATAAAAGAAGAATTATCTAAGGCTGAATGGCAGGATTTATAAATGAGTTTAAAAAAAATAGCCAAACATTTAGACACAGCGGAAGTAAAAGAGTTAAGAGATATTATTGGGAATACAGATTCCCAACAATCAAAGATAGAAGCTCTCTTATTGCTTATATGGATTGAGCTTAGAAAAATAAATGATAACACAAAAAATAAGGCTGCGGTAAAGGCGGCTAATAAGTGAAGAAAGAAAGAATATCTACAGGTTATGTTCCAAGAAAATTTCAAAGGGTACTTCATAATTCTTTAAAGAGATTTAATGTTTTAGTTTGTCATCGCCGGTTTGGAAAAACTGTTTTTAGTATAAATGAAAAAATAGACAGAGCATTGAGAAATGATTTAAGAAATCCTCAATATGCTTACATAGCTCCTAACTATGGGCAGGCCAAGCGTGTTGCTTGGGATATGCTAAAGGAATTTACGAAGAGCATTCCTGGAACAAGTACAAACGAAGCTGAATTAAGGTTAGATATAAAAAGGCCCCATCTTGATGATAGGGCTAGAATAATGCTACTTGGAGCTGAGAATCCTGGGAGCCTTAAAGGTCTTTACCTGGACGGCGTTATATTAGATGAGTTTGCGGAATGTGATCCTAGAGTTTGGGGTGAGGTCGTTAGACCAGCACTCTCAGATCGTATGGGGTGGGCAATTTTCATAGGGACTCCGAAGGGTCAGAATCATTTTTATGATGTCTATCAGACAGCATTGGCGAATCCTTCCAATTGGTTTTCAGCAATATATAAAGCATCTCAAACTAATATTATCCCAAAAGCAGAGCTCGAACAAGCCAAGCAAGAAATGAGTGAAGAAGAATATGAGCAGGAGTTTGAGTGCTCTTTCTCGGCGGCACTTGTTGGTGCTTATTATGGAAAGCAAATGTCAGAGGCTGAGAAGACTGGAAGGATAACAAAAATTCCCTATGATCCAGCACTTGGCGTCCAAACATTTTGGGATTTGGGAATTGGTGATACAACAGCAATTTGGTTTGCACAGGTTCTTGGTAAAGAAATTAGGTTGATAGATTATTACGAGACTTCGGGCCAGGGACTAGATCACTATGTGAAATATTTAAAAGATAAGCCATATATATATGATGAGCATTTCTTGCCTCATGACGCAGCGGCCAGGGAATTAGGCACTGGCAGGACTAGGCAGGAGGTTTTGCTGAAGCACGGCATACGTGGTACGATAGTACCCAGGCAATCTGTTGATGATGGAATAAATGCTGTTCGTATGATATTACCGAGATGTCACTTTGACGTTGACAAATGCAAAAGAGGGATTGAGGCTTTGAAGAGTTACGAACGTAAGTGGGATGCTAAGAATAAATTGTTTGTTGATAAGCCAAAACACAATTGGGCATCTCATGGTTCTGATGCATTTAGAATGCTTGGGTTAGCATTAAAAGAAGATAAACAAAACAAAAATCCAATCACGCTTCAGAAATATGCAGAGATGGATTATGACATATTGGGGAGTTGGTAATGGGTGGAGGCGGCGGCTTTCGAACTAAAAAAGGTTTGGCAGAAGAGAATGAAAGAATAAGGCTTGCTGGCAAAGCAACCGATGCCTCTATCTCTGAGAGAAGAAAACAAATCGAAGAAGATAAAACAATTTCTGATGTTACACGAACTGAACTTTTAACTTCATTAAAATCTGGTATTACTGTTGGCGAATTAAATAAAGCAGGTGAAAGATTTCAAGAGGCACAAACGGGTGAATCATCTGAATTTAAAGCTCGGCAACAAAGGCAGGCGGCTATTGATATTGCCAGGGAACAACCGGGCCGAAGGCAAACAGTTCTAGGGAAAAGGTCACTTATATAATGGCTATTAAACAAAAATTAACACCGAGACAGGTGATTGAAAAATTAAATCAGCTTAAAGCTGAGAGAAAGAACTGGGAGAATCATTGGCAAGAGATTGCTGATTTTATTATTCCAAGAAAGAATGACATCACAAGAAGGTCTTCTCCTGGAGAGAAGAAGGCTCAGATTCTTTTAGACAATACAGCTCGGATCGTGACTGGGAAAC